ATCATCTCGGATCGAGAAGGTCTTTTACCTTTAGCTGCGTAACCTCCGTTTGCAAGCGCCCGACCGATCGCGCTAGTCTCGCAATTTTCCAGCGCTGAAGTTGAATTAACACCGCGATCAGAAACCTTCTCCTCAGCGTATCCGGTTGAAAACGCCACGCTATCTGCGAAAGTTCGATATAAGTACGCCTTAATAATAAATCGATCATTTGCAAAACTCTCCAATTCTGTGCTTATTCTGAAATCGGGGAAGTCCTTTATGAACTTCTCTAAACGGGTTTCAACTGTTTCGTAATCTGCCAAATTAAATGCCATTGGGTAATTCATCCTGTCCCATTAAGTAGTCGGTTTGTTCTGGTAATGACCATACTGTGCCATCTGCCCAAGTCTGCACCTCAATAGCACATTGGTTGCAGTAATTCCTGCGTGTCCCCTTGCTTTTTGGGTGATTGCTTAAAACTGTGTAACTTGCTGCTTTTTGTCCAAGTAAGGAATTAGTGCCGTAGCGGACTTTACAATAATCGCACCAAACTCCAGGAGCTGCTTTAATAACTGTCAAGGTCATCCCAATCAGTTGATGCAATCTGTCCAGCGAGTGCAATGTACGCTGCGCCATCTTTGTAACTGTCTGCGTGGAGGCTTGTTTCTTGTAATCTGGCGACTTTGACAAGTGCCATGCATATTGCGACCTGGTGAGGTTCGATGTGTCGCTCGAGGTATGTGCTCCAGTATTTGGAGATTCGAAGATGATTGATAGCTGCCAAGCCGTAATCTTTGCCTCGATCTGCGATGAGGTCTTTTGCTTCATCAAGTATGTCATCAGCGCGCATTAACACTCACACGCTGACTATTTTTGCCTACTGCCAAACCTTCGCGCTTGCCCTCATTAAAGCCTTGTGACCAGCCAACCATGTACCAAAGTACATTGGCAGCTAGTAATAACAAGATTATTGGTACTTGTAGATCCATTTGTTTGCTCCCGTTCTTGTAACCGTTGTTGGCTACAGGAATACGGTCTCACATTCTTGGACGAATTACACGTTTATGAATGTAACGAAACGATAACAATTCTGATTCATCAACCGCGTCGTCGATTGAGCGCTTGATATCTGTATCCAGATCATCCATAACGCTTGCTTTGATAAATAAATGATCCATCTTTAGGATCGATTGGAATAAGTTCAGGCGTAAAGCGTTTGCCATGTAACGTACCCACGACAAAGCCCATCTGCCAGTTCGCATAACCCTTGGTGTATCCCATTCCCGGGCTTGAAAGGTCTACAAGGTTTCCTACCTCAACACCCCATACTGTGCGCCCGTAACGCCCATTGGAGGCTTCTGTATGTGCTGATAAACCAAGTCTGTGCGTGTGTCCAGACACGATTGATTTACCCACGCGCATGGCACCATTTAAAGCCGTTTGACCCGGCTTGTTAGATAATGGAAAAGCATCTCCATGGCAGGTATGCCATCCAGGAGCAAAATCAAATCCGTTTGGATGATACTTAATGCCAGCCTTGTCATAACCCATAAACTTGTCATATCGCAGCTCTGGCAGGTTCATAAATGCCGGTAATCTGCGAGACAAAGATTTGTAAACGCGAGCGCCATGGTTAGATCCCACCACATCAGTAACACCCAGATATTGGAGAATCTCTAAAGTCAGTTCTCGATCATCATTAATGTTGCCTTCAACTTCTTGCCATGGTTGAGCGAATCCACCGAGTTGAGGTAGATCAATTTCATCACCAATACAGATTGTTTGGTGTGGCTTGTAAGCCCTTAAAAATTTGCCTAGATTTTTGACTGCTGCTTCATGATAGAACGGTGCCTGGATATCTGAAATCCAAGCAATTCGTTTTACTGTCATTAGTCCTCATCGTCATCCTCATAGTCACCAAACCGTTCCGGTTCGATAGGGTCTGGCAAAATCCAACCAGGATAAGCGCTTCGCTCAACAATAATGCCCATTACTTCATCCTCAGCAAAACCTGCTCGCTTTAGACTCTGAGCAAACTCATACATCCCAATGCAGTATGCATCAAGTGCTGAGTAATCTTGCTCTACAAGTTCCTTAGTTGCTTTTCTCGCCATGTGGATAAGTGTCCCTTACTTTTTTAACAATTCCATCATTTGCTCTTGGCGTGTCTCTATTCTCGCCAATCGGTCAGCGAGAGATGATCCACCATTCGGCGTAAGAGTCCACAACCAACCGCGAACCAAATAACGCAAACCGCCAATAAAAATAGCAATCGTCGAGACAATAGCGAGAGTGAATCCCGCCCAATCACTTGCACTCACCTCAAACCGAACGCTTCATCTTTAGGATTTAACCAGCGCATGATTGGAGGGATTGTTGCCAATGCTCCAGCGTAAGCGATGTGCTTAGGGTTAGTCTCTCCTGCAGCGACAAGTGCAAGAGCAGCTGTTAAAAACGCTCTGCCCCAACTTGCTAGCATCTTCTTTAGGTCTTGGCTCATCTGTTCCTCCTAGTAACGGGATGTTAAAAAACTTCGAATCCGTGTCACCAGCCTTTGTAAAACTGATGTGGATGTGCTTTGTGTGCGGATTGACTCCGGTGTATTTGCGCCAACGCCAGAGGCTTCGAGAGCTTGCAATCTTTGAGTTATAAATAACATATGCAATGCGTTTATCTGTTCTGGCTGCAATTCGAATCTGGTCGGCAACATAAGCAGCTGTAGAGGCTTGTTTGTCGAAATCAGCATCGAGATCGATAGCCCGGACATACCCTGAATCAGGGTCAGGGTTATGATCGCTCTTTCGGGTTGAGTGTTTCGCGTCTCCGATTGTCCCGTCCGAGTCACGCTTTCGGTCAGGATAAGCATCATCCGCCTGTTCCCTTAGTTGTACGACGGATTTAGATAAACGGGGCTTGATGTTCATCATTGTCACATTCCCATCGACAAGTATCTTCGTTTAAAATTGCTTCGTTGTGACATTGTGGTGCAATAAATGCGTCCCTTATCTCATCAAATTTGTATCCAACTCCAGCAAAATTTTTACGAATAGTTCCGTTATAAGAAGTTTTTACCCAAGTTCCGCCAACATTATCGATCAACCATTGATATCCTTCATCAACATCGTTGTTATCTCCAACTGTTACCCGAATCACTAAATTGTTTTCGTCTAATTCAGCCCAATGCGCCATTATGCCGTCCTTTGAAATGTGCCATTTGCAGTAAATTTGTGATATTTGAAACCGCCACTAGTGTATTCAGTACCTCCGGTTGCAGTCATTGATCCTGTTGGGTATCTAACAATCACAATTCCCGAACCACCATTACCGCCATCGTCAGTACCATTGCTACCACCACCGCCACCACCGCCACCTGTATTTGCTGTACCTGCGGTTCCATTTGAAGCTGAACCGCCTGTGTTTGAACCACCTGCACCACCACCACCTGCACCACCACCACCAAAATTAGAACCCTGAGCATTTGAGCCACCAATACCACCGCCACCACCGCCTGCGTAATAACCGCTTGCACCTGATGAAGTAGCACTTGCCCACGTTGAATAAGTATTTGAACCTGCACCACCTGCACCTGCATAGCCCGTTAAACCCGAGAATGAACCATTTGCACCAGCAGCACTAGCTCCACCACCGCCACCGCCTGGATATTGAACCGTTCCACCGCCTTGACCGCCTTGATTACCTTGTCCAGAGGTTCCGCTGGCATTTGATGTCGATGCATAACTGCCACCGCCACCGCTTCCACCACTTGCACCGGCTTGTGATGTTTGACCACCGCCACCACCGCCACCAACTGCTTGTGTTAAAACATCAAAAATTGAATTTGTTCCTGATGAACCAGCAGCGTTTCCAGTATTACCTGCACCGCCTGCACCGACTGTTATTGAATACGAAACTTTATTGATAAATTGTGATGGAAAATACAAAAGTCCACCTGCGCCACCACCGCCACCTGAAACCGCGCCACCACCGCCACCGCCTGCAGCCATTAAAATCTCAATAGGTCTGGAACCAGCAATAGAAGAAGCTGCAACACCTAATAAAATCAAAGCACATCACCCACAATGGTGAACGTATTTGAACCTGTGCAAATGATTGAACATGCTGCGTATTGAACACGCAATTTTGGAGCGCTTGCAGTTGCACCTGTTGAGGTAATTGTCACACCTGCACCTTGTGCGAATGTAACTTGTCCAGCCCCAATTTGCTGTAAATTAATTACGTTACCTGTTGTAAAAACTGATGGTGGAATTGTCACCGTAATTGCTGAAGCATTGCTGCAAGTAACCAATTTATTAGCTGCATCAGCTACGACTAATGTGTAAGTTGTTCCGGTTTGAGCGTTAAATGCAAGAGTTGAATCATCTTGCTCAGTCCAAATAAAGTCCATATCCGTACCCGAATTTTTGGCAAGGACTTGACCAGTTGTGCCACCCTTAAGATCAAGTAAGGAGGTATCGATAGAATTGCCAAGTGTCCGAATTGCAGCTGCGCCATCTTTGACCAAATCGGTATCATCAGGGGTTTCCCATCCGAAGTTAGTTGTTGTTGCCATTTTTCTCCTTATATCAGGCTACTATTGTAGCGTTAATCCATTCGAGAGTATTGCTTAAGGTATTCCATGTCTCTAAGGCTGAGACGCCGTTCCAACGAGTGGACTGGAGGCTGTAAGCAGTGGGTGAGACAGTCAGGGTTATGTATAAAGAGTTATAATTGGCATTGAATGTCCAGCCTTCGACAAATCCTTGAAATGATCCGTTAGTAATATTTGACGGTAAATCTACAATATTTAGAGGTAAACCCATGAACACATTTAACAATGAATCCCTATCAGAGTTGTCGATCTCTGGGTTAGAAATTGGAAATGTAATTGATCTAAATTGAGCTTCTGGAAACGCTCTCAGGTTTAAGTAGAACTGAGCCTGTAATGACGCATCCGCGCTCTTTTCTAAAGAGGTCGTTATTTCATAAGCTTGTTGTCCATAAATGGCGATGGATTCTGCGTCGCTGGCAGATTGTTGTGCATTGGCTTTATATGTGATTGTGACGTTATTTCGAACATCACCTGTGCGCTTCTGGGTTCTGATGCCTCTAGCCAATGCGTGATGACCAGTTAAATCAATATAACCATTGGTTGTTAAGTAAGTATTTCGTCTGGTGCTATCGGCATATCCAATTCGACCTTCTGCGTCCTCGTATAAATATCCAAGTCCGGAAGTTGCCAGAGATGTAACTAAAGTATAAACATCGACTGTCTCTGCTGAACGGGCAGTTAATTCATAATCGCCTGGTTGATCGATAGTACCCAATCCTGAATTCTCAGCATTTTCCCAAGTTGTGGTGGGTGTGTACCCTGACCAAGTTGTAGCTGCTGGTACTTCATTCCAAGTATTAAATAAAACTTGGCTTAAAATGGTGTAAATTTGGTCGCCGTCAAAGTCTTTGCTCAATACGCCCTCTGTAAGCGTTTTAGGCAGTTTTGAAAGCGCACCCATGGCAACTACACTAATGACCTCTGAAATCGCCGTAGCGGACGCCTGAGTGACTTCTACGTCTATATCTGTTACATATCCACCAAACAAGTTTACAAAAGTCCCTGATGAGTCCTTGACCTTGATTATGATCTGGTCATTCACATCGATGACGATTGGCGATTGGTCTAAGTTGATGATTTGCACATTGCAATAACCAGCATAAGGCTGAGAGTAAATATCGGTACGACCAGAGGTAATGGTTAGATTCGCGATAGTTAGGTTCGTGTAATCCCCAGCGCCATTAATAGTTAGTTCCCACTCAGGAGTCCATTGGCTCATGGATATACCAGAGCTCCTGAACCTGAGCCACCGCGAGCCGTTGCCCGGTTAAGAATATCTACAATCTGGCGGGCAGTTCCTTCGGCATCAAGCGCGCCGTTTACTGTGATGTTGATTGTGCTACCGCCACCGCCTAAGCGATTGTTTGGAATGATGTTTCCGCTAGATCCTGGAGTAAAAAGTTCTGGACCCTTTTCGCCTACCAGGTAAGTCGTGCCTCCGCTGACTGGACCGCCAGCAGCTTTACCGCCACCAAAGATGCTTGTAATTGCTCCAGAGATTCCCTTAACTAAAGGATTCTTTGCAACAAGATTAATAAAGTTTTTTAACCCGTCGTAAGCATCTCCGATAAATCCTGCCACATCCGCAAAAGCATTAATTAGTGGTTTAATTCCTGCAGCCAAGACGGTAAAGGCGACTTTCAAAGTTTCACCAAATACTGGGACAAGAAACTTCTTTACAAATGTTACGATATCTTTTATCAATTCATAAAATGATGAAAACTCTTCTTTGTTTTCACCGAGTGCTTTTTTAACACTATCAAATACTTTTTTAAGACCTTCAAAAATTGGAGTGGCTGTATCTTTAACAATAGTAAAGAAATCGCTAAATACCGGCGCGACATCGTCTGTAATTGTGGTTGCAATATTGCTAAATGCTGGGATGACTTTATTGACAACTGTTTCAACAAGTGGTGTAACTGCATCAAGGATATAAGCGCCTACTGTTTCCTTGCCTTCTTCAAATGCCACATTTAGACGGGCTAACTTACCTTCAAAGGTTTCAGCTTGGACTGTTGCCTGACCTGAAAATGTTTCTGAAAGAGCTGCGGTTGCTGCATCAAAATCCTTGGATTTAAGAATGTCCTCATCGATGCCTACACCTAGACGCTTCAAGGCTCCCAAATTGCCGTCATACGCTTTACCTAATGCTTCAGAAACTGCGCCTAGATCCTTACCTGTACCTGCAGCAATATCCAACGCCAAAGTCTGTAATTTTTGAGCTTCTTCAACATCCTTAGTTGAACGTACCAAACGATCAAGGCTTGGACGGAGTTGCTCATCTGTAACGCCAAACGCCAAAGAGGTTTGAGTAATGTATTTTTCAGTTGCAGCGATCTGAGTATCAGTTGCAGCTGTAACATTCTGTAAAGTTGTGGCTAATTTGGCTTGGGCTGCTTCGTCCTCGATTGCAGACTTAACGCCATCGATTGCTAATTTGCCTGCATAAACCGCTGCAGCTGCACCTGCTGCTAAAAACGCAGCGCCGGCTACTTTACCAAATCCTTCAATCTTATCGCCAAAAGTTTGAACATCTTTAGCGCCTGAATCAAGGCTCTTTTTTAAGTTATCAACATCAGCGAGAATCGAGAGTTTGAGAGTTCTATTACCTGCCATTAGTCCCACTCCTTCAAGATGCGATCAAATGCTTCTTCCCATTGTTTGATTAGATCCGGCTGGATCGCTCGCAATGTGGAATAAATAAAGTAACCTGAGTTACCGTTGCCCTTTTTAGGTGTACGCGTTGGGAACTGCTTGAAACGATTAGAACCAAATTCCATACCATAAAGCAGATCTAAGGTTGTACCACCACCGCTAAACTTTTGACGGGCAAAACCGTATGAAAACTCACCGATTTTACTTGACTTACTTATCGAAACTCCATCAGCAATACGGCGAGCAGCAACGCCTGAAACCGTACGAGTCGCTGCCGTTTTCTTAATCTGTTCAGAAGCATATTCAGCAAGAGCAGAAGATTCCTTTTTAGCGGCATCAACAGCTGCATCATCCAACGCCTTGAAGGCTTTGATAATTCCACGCAATTCTTGTTTATCATAACTGATTGGATCAGTTGCCATTGCGCTCCTCCAAAACCTCTAATGCCGTCAGGATATCCTCAGCGGATGTCCACTCACTCATAGGAATTTGAGTCGCTATCGCTAACTCAACTATGAGTCGGCTGATACTCCCTCGTCGATGGCTTTTGGGTTATCAACCCCGACCTCGACATCAACAATACTTTCCATCCAAATTTCGAAAGACTTGGTTGGCTTGCCACCGGCTTCTCTTTTGTAAGCACTATGTGCCACATAAAGAATATCGTGCATCCCGGCAAACTCACCAATGGATTTCTTTGTTGCCAATTCCCACTTTACGAAATCAGGTGGATAAGCTACAAACGTAGCCTGATCCCCCGACTGATATGTAATTGTTATTGCTTTTTTCATCTTTGCTCCCGTTTGTTAGATTTTAGCTGAATGTTTCGGTTGGTGTTCCGATAACTGTCATTGTCCATGAGTCAGTTTGTGCGCTTGGTGCTGCTCCGCCAACTGATGGAAATACTGGCAAAACAGTTCCTGTAAATACTGCTCCAGTAGCTGCCGTAAGTGAATAAGCAATCGCTGTATTCGGTGCGGTTTCGCAAGCTGTCCACATTGATTCAAATAGTGATGATGTTGCGCCCCAGTCAGCCAATAACTCAACTGATAGTTCCCATTGATCATCAACGTGCTTGTAAGCCTTGCCATCGAGTGTCTGATAGACATCGATTGTTGGTGTGTTTACGAGTGTGACGCTAGTTGCTTGTCCATCGTAATTTACTGTTGCGATGGTGAAGGTTATGTCGCGACCCGTAATGACTGTTGTTGGCATTATTGGTTCTCCTTATGCTGTTTGGGTGTACCAAGTGGCAACCCTGATATCTGCGACCAGCAAGGTGCTAGCGCCTACTGTTGTTACTGTTGGTCGATCAACCGCCTGGACTTCATATCCATTTGGTATAACCGCCACAACACTTGTTATTAATTGCTCAATATTATCGAGTGATGCAGGGTTGCTGTTGTAAGCAACGCAGCAAGTTATCGTCATATTGATCTTGCATCGAAAGGTGCTCTTGCCTATGGTGTCAAACTCCAAATATGGAGAATCCGGTACGACAACAACAGCAGGAGCCGGGATCTGTTCAGGAACGTATGCAAATACATTTGCTGAAACCCCAGATAAGGCTGTGGCAAGAGGAGTACGAACTGCTGAAAGAATTGTGCTCGGCATTACTGAGCCATTGTTTCAACATCGATGTAAGGTCCTAAAAGACCAACGCAGCGATTAAAAAGTGAACGCCCCATCCTGTATGGCGATGGTGCAAAATCTACTCCTTCAATCTGTCCGCCTGGAGCAGTACGAGATTGGAAAACTTCAACTGAAACTACCATGATCGCGGATTCAACAGCTGCGACCCCAACATAAGTTGAAGCGCCTGTAAGTGTTGCGGTTCCGCTAGGGATGACATTCTTTTCAAGGACATTGGCATTAGTGATGTTTGCTGTAAATGTGTATGCATCGACATCATCATTGACTGTTCGAGTGCCGTTAAATGGTGTTCCGCATCCTGCGATGACAACTGATTGTCCTGCTGTGAATTCATGGATGCCTACTGTCTCAAAGATTGCGACATTGTCTGTCAGCGAAACCTTAGCGATTGGTGCTGCAAAAGTTGTAAGCAAAGGCAAGATAACAGCCTCGCTTGTATCAATAATATCATTTAGATATGCGTCACTATATAAAGCTGATGAAACGCCAAGCACCGATCTCAACTCTGACGCTGTGATAATACTTGGCATTTCATCCTCTCTAAACTGCTGCCGGGGAGATCGGGAGCAACCCCCCCGGCATGATTAAGTATTGGTTACTTATGCAACCATGTAACGGTATGCGCCAGCTGC